CAAAGAGTCAGATAGAATTCAAACATACAAACACCCAACAAGAAAAGATTTAGAATTAGATTATGAAATGGACACTGGTAGTGTGGGTGTAAGATTTGAAACCGATCAAGGTATGCCTGGAGATTATTATTTGAAAAAAAGTCCACCGGATGAGGGAGCACCACGTGGTGGAATAGATGAATTCTTTGATGGTGAGATGGTTTACAGAGCTGCTCCTGATGGATCTTACTCAAAAGGTTTTGAAGAAGGTATTAGCACAGGTACATCAAACTTGGATGAGTTTGTAGGTATGAAAGCTAAAGATGCTAACAAAGCAAAATCTATTTCTGATGTAGCTGACACAATGGATGAATTTGCTAGCGGTGGTATTGCTAAATTATTAGGGGAATAATGGACAGAGTCGATGAAATACTTTTTCTCTACGAAGATGATAGAGTAGAGATGCAGGATGGTGGCCCGATCACTGCAAACAAAATACCACTCAAACCAGTAAACAGAAACATAAATAAAAAAGGTCAACCAGATACGACTAGAGTTGAAATGGCTTTAGGGGGAGCTGCTATAAGAGCAATGAAAGCAGCAGCTAAAAAAATTACGGATGATTTAGATAGACTTCCAACACAAAACGAATTGATGAAAGCAACTGGCAAAGCTTCCAAAACAATTAAAAATTATTTTAAAGAAGGTATAGACTATTTAAAACCTATGAGCAAAAAAGAAGCTGCAAAATTAGGTGGTAAAAAAAGAACAGGTGTTACAGAAGTTAGTGATGAAATTGTAGAAGAGTTTAAAGATTTAAAAGCAACTCATGTTTCTCCAAGTATCGACACAAGTAAAGCAGGTAGTAAGGCATTTAGAATTACGTTTAGCGGACCTATAAAAAACGATTTTAAAACTATTGCAATGCCGGCAACAAAAGAAAATTTAGAAATAATTAAAAAACAAGTTGATGATGTTGTTACTAGCAATGTTTATAAAAACAAAGCTAAAGTATTTAAAACACCTGCAGACAAAAGAAAATTAAGAAGATTAAAAGAGGCCATGTATAAAAAACAAGATCCTTATAATATTTATGAAAATTTAAGAAAATACAAAGCCAAAAGATTTCCTGGTTCTATGTCAGAGGATATAGTTATTCAACACGGCCAACCAAAATTTACCACTCAAACATTAAGTAGAATGGGTTTGATACCTAGCAAAGTAAATATATCACCTGCAGTAGAAAAAGCTGAAAGATTGCGTAACGAAGTTTTAAGTAGAGCATCTGTTAAATTAAGAAATCCAAAAAGATCTATTTCAGAAAAACAATCTATTATCAACGATGCTAATACAATTTTTACAGGTTTAAAAAATCAATTAAAAAAAACTGAAGGGTCAGGTTTAGTTAATTTTGAATTATTAAAATTAGACAAAGCTGGCAATGTAACTAAATTAAAAGACAAAGGTTTCAATCCTAAAAAAGGTTTAGCTTATGGAGAAGAATTAGGTGAACTTGATTTTTCTAAAATTACAAGAGAACAAGCTGATGAAATAATTAAATTAGGTAAAAGAAAAATAGACGAAGAGTTGATTAGAAGAACATCAAACATGAATATGGACATATCTCCGATACCTGGTTTTAGACGTGGTGGTTATCTTGCTAGTGGTTTTAAAAAGTTAGGTAAAAAATATAAAGGTTCGACATTAGAAGCTATTTTAGAAAATCCAAAACTAGTTGGGACTGAATTAGGTTATGAAGGACTAGCAGAAATTTTAAGATTGATTGGTATGAAAGATGGTGGAATAGCAAGTCTACCTGGTGTAAAGTCAGGCCCACCACCAGAATCAGGACCTAACCCACAAGGGTTGGAAAACGTAAAATATTATGTTACAAATACATAGGAGTATTAAATGGCAGAAGTAGATAAAGGACTCCCTAGTAACACGCGAACTAAAATCGATGTCCCAACAGAAGAGGAGATCGAAGAAGTTAGTGTTAAAGAGGAGGAAGTAGAAAAAGGACCAGTTGAAGTTACACCCGAAGAAGACGGCGGTGCAACGATTGACTTTGAACCGGGAGCTATAAATATACCGGGCACAGAAAATCATTTTGATAACCTTGCAGATATTTTACCAGAAGATGTTTTACAACCAGTTGGTAACGACATGGTTGGAGACTACAACGATTACAAAGCATCTAGAAAAGAATGGGAGCAAAGTTACCGTGATGGTTTAGATTTATTAGGATTTAAATATCAGGATAGATCAGAACCTTTTCAAGGAGCTTCAGGTGCAACGCACCCTGTACTAGCAGAAGCAGTTACACAGTTTCAAGCACAAGCATACAAAGAATTATTACCAGGTGATGGACCAGTAAGAACACAAGTTGTTGGAATACAAACACCAGCAAACGACTTACAAGCACAAAGAGTAAAAGATTACATGAACTATCTTGTGATGGATGAGATGGAAGAATACGAACCAGAGTTTGATTCTATGTTATTTCATTTACCACTTGCAGGTTCAACATTTAAAAAAATTTATTATGACACAACAATGGGACGAGCCGTTTCTAAATTTGTCCCAGCAGATGAATTAGTTGTACCGTACACAGCTACCTCATTAGATGATGCACAGTCAATAATTCATGTCATAAAAATGCCAGAGAACGAATTGCGTAAGCAGCAAGTTTCTGGTTTTTACCGTGACGTAGATTTAGGACCTCCAGGTAGGGTTGAGACAAACCCTGTTCTTAAAAAAGAACGAGAACTTGAAGGAACTAAAGCTACCGGTAAACCACAACCGATTTATACTTTACTCGAGTGTCATGTTAATCTTGACCTCGAAGGTTTTGAGGAAGTAGGAGAAGATGGTCAACCGACTGGCATCAAACTTCCTTACGTCGTAACTATCGATGAAAGTACCCGAACAGTTCTTTCTATTAGAAGGAACTATGCGCCCGATGATCCGAAGAAAAATAAAATCCAATACTTCGTCCACTTCAAATTTCTGCCAGGACTAGGATTTTATGGTTTCGGACTCATTCACATGATTGGCGGATTGAGCAGAACGGCAACGTCTGCTCTCCGTCAATTGCTAGATGCAGGAACATTATCAAACTTACCTGCTGGTTTTAAACAGAGAGGTGTCAGAGTCCAAGACGAAGCAGCTCCAATACAACCAGGTGAGTTTAAAGATGTTGATGCACCGGGTGGATCATTACGTGATGCATTCTTTCCGTTACCATACAAAGAACCATCACCAACATTATTACAATTATTAGGTATCGTTGTACAAGCAGGACAAAGATTTGCTTCTATTGCAGAGATGCAAGTAGGAGATGGTAATCAAAATGCAGCTGTAGGAACTACGATTGCTCTTCTTGAGAGAGGATCAAGAGTTATGTCTGCAATACACAAAAGATTATATGCAGCGATGAAAAAAGAATTTAGATTACTTGCAGATATTGTATCAAAATATCTACCACCAGAGTATCCGTACGACGTAGTTGGTGGTGCAAGAACAATCAAACAATTAGATTTTGATGACAGAGTAGATATTATTCCTGTAGCGGACCCTAATATTTTTTCTATGTCGCAAAGAATTACTCTTGCACAAACAGAATTACAACTTGCAACAGCAAATCCTGGTATGCACAACATGTATAATATTTATCGTAACATGTATGAAGCAATCGGAGTAAAAAATATAGACTCAATACTACCACCTCCTGCACCTAACGCACCAAAAGATCCAGCGTTAGAAAATATTGATGCATTAGGTGGTAAACCATTCCAAGCTTTCCCTGGTCAAGACCACAGAGCACACATAACTTCGCATTTAAACTTTATGGCAACTAACATGGTAAGAAATAATCCACCAGTTATGGCTGCATTACAGAAAAATATACTTGAACACATAAGTTTAATGGCTCAAGAACAGATACAATTAGAGTTTAGAGAGCAATTACAGACAATGCAGATGCTACAACAGCAAGCACCATCAAATCCACAGGCAGCAAACGAGCTACAAGTGATGTCACAAGCTGTTGAAGCTAGAAAAGCAGTGCTAATTGCAGAAATGACAGAAGATTTTATGAAAGAAGAGAAGAAAATTACGTCAACGTTTGACAATGACCCTCTTCTAAAACTAAAATCACGTGAAGTTGACCTACGAGCGATGGAAAACGAGCGTAAAAAACAATATGACGACGAAAGAATCAATATCGACAAAGCAAAATTGGTTCAACAAAGAGATTTAACGGAAGATAAGCTAGAACAGAACGAAGAATTAGCAGAATTAAGAGCTGATACGTCGTTAACAAAGCAAGCCATGTCAAACGCAGCAAAATTGGACAACGATTTGATGAAAATGGCTGACGTTAAAATCTTGAAAGGTCCAAAAACTTAATATAAGGTAAAAACATTATGATGAATTATAAAAAAGCTAAACAAATGTCGATACCTAGCCAAAATCTTGAGTATGATCCAAGAAGTAAGGCTAACGTTAAAAGAGCAAGAAACGTTATCCCTACAGGAGACAAAGAAAAGGTTAGAGGTACGAAAAGAATGTTAGCTGACAAAGATAAAACAGCAACTTGGTACTAAATCATGTGGTTATCGGCAATTAAATTAGCCGTCTCTGCAGGAAGTAAGATTTACGCTAACAAGCAGAAGACGAAGATGGCTATGTCAGAAGCGCAGCTTATGCATGCAACCAAGATGGCCCAAGGTGAGGAAGCTTACCAGGGTAAATTGCTGGAGGCTCGTCAATCAGACTGGAAGGACGAGGCCGTTCTTATAATTTTAAGTTTGCCCGTGTTGGTGCTGGCCTGGGCAGTCATCTCGGATGACCCATCTGCGATGGACAAAGTAAAATTGTTCTTCGAGATGTTCTCGCAGCTCCCGTCATGGTTCACCAACTTGTGGATCCTTGTCGTGGCGTCAATATATGGTATAAAGGGTACACAAATTTTTAGGAACGGAGGAAATAAAAATGCCAAATAGAAGGTTTAACACACAAGTTGCACAGCCTAGAAAGGCTCTTGCAAAAGGTGGTAAAGCATTAAAAGCTGTGGATAAAGAAAAAAATCCAGGTCTTGCTAAACTACCAACTAAAGTCAGAAACAAAATGGGCTTTATGAAAAAAGGTGGCAGAGTCAAAAAAATGGGCGGTGGAATGTCTACTGCTAGAAAAGATATGATGTCTGGCTACTACAAAAATGACATGGGTATGAAAGGTGGCAAGATGTACAAAGACGGTGGCAAAGTTGGAAAAAAACAACAAGGCTACAAAGCTAGAAAAGATGAGTCTATCGCTATGAGAATCAGAAAGCCAAGAACTGCTAGACAGTTAAAAGCTTCAAGAGATGAGTCTTATGGTAAGTTTGGTTCAAAAGCTAAAAAGTCTGGAAAAATAAATAGGTAATAACATGGGTGTATTAAAGGGTGTTGGTATTGCAATAAAAGGTTTCGGTAAAGCTTTACGAGGTAAAGGTAAAGTTTCACCAGATATTAAATCTGTAAAACCAACAACAAAAATTTCTACTAGCGTTAAAAGAGTTAAAGACGATGAATATA